ATCTTCAGAATACGCCTTTATTTCTTCTGCTATAGTTCGATTAGCTTTAGCAGTTTCCTGGGTATTCTTTTTTATTTCTTCGGAGTTCTGTTTTTCTTTATCTGTTGCCATATATTATGTACAGTTATATAATATAAATAGGAAAGGCTCCTATTTGTTTGAAGCCTTTGTACTATAAGATGGTTTAATATTAGGTCTATTAACCTTTCCTGTTTGTCTGTTAGTAGATTTATTGTATGCTTTTTCTTCTGCTTCGTTCTTTTTATTATAAAAGTCCTGAAGTTTCTGAAATGTCCATCTTCTTAACCAGATGGGCATATTATATACAGTCTGCCAATCGTATCCTCCTTTACCATGAAATACTATTTCATGTATTTGAGTAAAAACACCTAATCTATGCTTTTTCGTCAGGCCAAAAAAAGCTAATCCCAATGGGAATATCGATGACCTCCTCTCCACCGTCATCTGTTACGTGTACAAATGAAAGATTTACATCAGGTTGTTGTTTAGCATATTCTTTTCTTAATGCTCTAGCATCTGTAGCAAGCATATACTTATCAACAAACTCTCTTATTTCTTTTATCTCTGATGATCCATTAATTGATGTTATAATTCTTTTTAATCTGGTAGTTACTTGACTAGAGTCATGTTTATTTATTTTCTTAAGACCTGTGAGTTCTCTATCAATAGCTATTTCGTCTGTATGGGTAAGAAATTTATAGGTAATTTCATTACCAGAAGGTAATTTAAAATCAAACTTATTACCATTTTTAAATAAACTACCGTCTATTTCTTTATTATCTATTTCAGAAAGATCTACTTTTATATTATCTCCTGACCAAACAAATTCATACTCTGGTCCATAAGCTAATATTCTAGCTGCTATCATAATAGCATTTTTATCTCCTACTAATATATCTGAGTAGTTAACTCCTTCAGTTACAATAAGTGATTTTAATAATTTATCAATAACTGTACCATTTCTAATATAATTTTGATTTGTTAAGATATCCTCCTCTTTTGCTGTCATGTATTTCATTTCTAATACACCTTTTGCTAGAAGAGAATCTTTAGGATATAATAACCCTTTAGAAGGTAAATCTACCGTTTCTGTAGGGACTTTAAACTTTGATTCCATAAATTTTATTTAGTTAAAACCTGTTCTATAATAAATATAGTGAAAAAATATTTTGAAAACAACTATTTTACATAAAAAAACCCAGACTTGCTGGGTTAATTTAAAATGTATGTATGATTCTTAGTAATTTAGTATACAATAATCCATTGCTACTGTAATTGATAAATCAACTACTTCATCAGATGCCCAATCGTATTGACCAAAGTCTCCATTTGTTAAAAATGCTCCTTTGATTACCCACTCTCCAATTATATCACCTACTGGTCCTAAGACATTAAGAGTTAAATCTTTTTTGTAAAAATCAGAATAACCTGCTCTACCAGTTACTGACTCATAAGAAAGTCTAGCCCACTCCATTACGTGTTGAGCTCCAGAAGGAGTAATTGGATCATATAATACCATTGTTATATCATCCCACTCTCTTTTTCCTCTAATTTTTCTATAAGAGTTAATATGGTCAAGCTTTACTACATTATCTGTAAAAGTTGGAGCTTTTACGTTCTTCACCATAAAGGCTGGAATAGTATCAATGTTTAATACAAATCTATTCTGAACCTTTGGTTCAAAAGCTCTAAACATTATGTCGTTTGCGTCTAGTATTGCCATGTTCTTTATTTATTATAAATATCTATATTCTTTAAATTATTGACCAAAAGTAGCTCCTGTAGGTTCTACTGTAAAGTCTAGTACTATAAATTCTGCTGTTTTAGCTGGTTGGATAAATATCTGACCTACTAACTGGTTTCTATCTACTACGTCAGCAGTATTGTTTGAATCATCCATTACAACTTTAAAAGCGTAAAGACCTTGTCTCTGTACTACTGAGTCTAAGAATGGATTAACAGCTGCTAAGAATTTATTTCTTGTTGCTATAGTATTTTGTTCGAATACTAAATTTTGAGCTTGATTACCAATAAACTCTTTAAGCTCGATTAATAGCCTTCTAACGTTTACTCTATCTAAAGCTGATGCTTTAGTCTGTAAAGTCTTTTGACCAAATACTGCTATACCTGATCCAGGGAAAGTAGCTATTGGGTTTACTTTAGCGTCATATAATGTATCTCTTTGAGATCTAGAAAGCTTTCTTTCTGCTTGAATTACTCCAACAATTCCTCCTCTTACTAATCCTGCAGGTGCAAACCATGGTGCTGCTGCTCCATCTGTAAATGCATATACTCCTGGGATAAATACTGATGCTGGAACGAATACGTTCTTACCAGTACCTGATTGAGTCTGTAACCAAGGCCAGTATGCTGCTGCATAAGATGAATTTAATACATCTGCTTGTCCTGTTACGTTTGATACTGAAGCTCCGTGAGGATATAAATCTACTACTGCGATACAGTCTCCTCTGCTCTCTGCTAATGATATAACATTATCGACTTGTGTTGAGTGGTTATTTTTAAATAAACCTGGTGTAGATATTACATTAAATTTATAATCGTCTTTATTACCTAATAAAGTAATTACGTTATTATAATCAGTTGCTACAAGACCTTGAGTCGCTGTACTTATATTTTGATATAAGTTTAACGATGCTGATGCAATTGCTGTTAGACCAACTGCATTATAAAATGATCCTGAAGTAGCTATTGGAAGTAAATCTTTAAATCCTACTCCAGCAGAAGATGATTGTACTGTTGTACCATCTGTTGATAAGTAATTTAATGTCTTACTATTTACTGCTGATATTCTAACAAAATTTGATTTATTAACATAATCACCTGTAGTAGTAACTTGAGTAGCGTCAGCAGATATTGCTGAATTCTGAGTACCAACTACTTTCTCTATATAATTTTCACTATTAGGATCTAATGAAATATTATTAAATGTTTCTAATACTACTTTGTTATTGTGGCTATCATTACCTCTTCTAATTGAAAGAGTAAATGTACCTTTAGTTTCGTTTTTATTTGTAATTTCCCATCTAAGGTTATCTTTTGATCCGCTAACTAATGAATTATCAGAATTTACATAGTTTGCTTTTGGATTTAATGCATCGCCAGATCCTGTACCTGCATTGTATATTTTTCCTTTTCCTAATGATGCTAAAGTGAATGGTTGTACACTTGCATTCTTAGATGATGAAATGTGAGTATTTGCAGCATTTGTCCATGTATTGGATGCTGATACTATTCTTGTAATTAATACTGTATCACCTCCTTGGCTAAAGTAACTTTTAACAGCCATAGAAGTTAAATATTCATCTTTTGCTGATCCATTGTCAAATGTATCACCAAATAGTCTTACGTATTGGTTATAAGAAGTTACAGCCGTAGGAATCTCAACAGGTCCCTTTACGGTTGGTCCAAGTATTGCCGCTCCTACTTCAACTGGTGCTGGGTTAATAAAAGAGATATCGTTTTCTCTTTGAAAAACACCTGGGGAGATAATTGTTTCTGCCATGTTCGGTTAAGTTTATATTTCGTCTATTATAAATATATAAGGAAAATCGAAACCATTTTAAATATAATGGTCTTTATTCACATATATAAATATACAGAAGATAGGTGAAAATTATACTATTCTGAAATAAATTCTTTAGTATCTAAATTCATTCGTCCGTTACCGTATATATTGGTTAATTTTTTACCTAATTCTATTTCATAGGCTTTAACCTTATTATAATTAACCCGTGCAACGTCTTTTGAATTTTCTAATTCTATTTCAGTAGCTTGTACAGATGCTAATTCATTCTTAAGATTAGCTCTCATTTTAGATAGTTCTTCTACCTCTAATAAATGCTCTTTTTTTAATTTTATTTTATTCATAATTTATAATATAATCACTACAAATACCTAGTACATTTTTAAGTTTAAAATCTTTTGCTAATTCTGGCATAACAGATATTCCATTAGGACAGTCCACACCTGGGTAAGCCCAAAGGTACCCTTGTGATGTTAAGGTTACTTTATCATTTTCGTGCCAAAAATAATTTAAATAAAAACCTCCTCTATCTAATTCATGTAATTTATTTATAGCATCTACATTTTTACAATGTATCCATAATTTTCTATAGTTATTTTCTAGCCATTCTATAGGTATACCATACTGAGGTTTATCATGACCTAAGTAAAATTTATTATTAGAAAACCAAAAATCAACTTCAACCTCATATCCTTTAACTATAGCGTCAAATATATAAGAAGGTTTATTTTCATTTTCAGGATTTGGTCCGTCAATATTTCCTCTATGTGATATTAGTATCATTTATAATTTTCTATATAATACTTTAAATCTTCAGGAGTACCTAACCCCCACATCTTTTCAATATTATAAGTTCTTATTTTTTTATTATCTTTTATAGCTTCGTTAAATACTGGGCATACATAAAACTCATTATTAACTCTTATATTATTATTGATCATTTGTTCAGCATATTTAACAAAATCAGAGCCGTTTTTCCAGTAGTAATACCCAACAGTAGCAATATCTGATATAGGATTTTTTTCTGCTACTTCAGTTACCAGGCCTTCATCATTTAATTTAGCAAATGACCATTTAGGATGAGTAGCTTTAAATGTTACCATACCTCCATCTGCTTCAGTTTCATTCATTTTATATAAAAACTCATTAGAGTCCCATTCTACAAACTGATCTGAGTTGGCAAAGAATAGTGGATCATTATTATTTATATAATCTTTAGCTAATAATGCAGTACATGCTGCACCTTCAGTTACTCCTTCTGTTTCTACTATTTTACACCCCGGTGTTATAAGGTTTAGTAGAGTATCTAAATTATATTTTTTTCTATGTTCTTTTTGAACTACGTAAATATAGTTAGCTTTTATATTTAAATTATCAGTTACTACTTGAATCATAGGTCTTCCTTTTACATCTATTAAAGGTTTAGGAAATGTATACCCTGCTTGTTCAAATCTACTACCTGCTCCAGCCATAGGAATAAGAACGTTTAAGTTTTGATCTCTCCATGCTGGTGTAACTTGTTGTTTTCCCATGTTTATTTCATTTAATTTTTTATTTACACTACTGTATGTAACTTCTGTAGGATTTTTAACTCGTAATATATAAGACTTAGAGCGGGCTGCTGCTAATAACCCATATGGTGAATCTTCTATAATTAATGTTTCCTCGGGTAGACAGCTCATCATAGATATTGCCTTCCAATACATTTCAGGATGCGGTTTGCTATTTTTTACATCTTCATTAGATATAATTAAATCTAAATATTCTATTAGTCCTAATTTTGATAATACCGTTAAACATGTTCTTCTAATAGAGTTAGAACAAACTGCTAATTTATAACCTTCATTATAGAACTGTACAAAAGTTTCTATCAAATCTTTGTTTTCTTCTAAAGTACTTAATTTACTCAGAGTAAGATGCTGTTTTCTTTCCCATACCTTATTATGTACTTCTTTAGGGAGTCCTTTTTCTTGTGTGAGTAAATTTAGTTTCTGATAGGTTT